ATGAGTAATGAAATCGAGATTACAACGAAGTTATGCCAATCTCAAACAGGTGTTAGTTGTAATGAAGTGGTTTTGAAAATACCACAGACAGAGGCCGTCAAACTTCAATCTGTGGCATTTTCAGGTAATGAAAATCAAAACTTTTCGGCACAGGATTTTATTCATCATGTCGATAGTTTTGGCTTTTCATTTGGTCTGGTGCTTATTTTTTATTTGATAGCTAAATCTGTTGGTTCAGTTTTAGCTATTTTTAGATAAGCACTTCATTCTAACTCAGTACAAGGAGTTTATTATGTCAAATTTAAAAAAATATCTTGTTTCAGCAGTTGTTTTAGGTTCTTCAGTTAGTGCTTTTGCTCAAGGTGAAGCAGCTCAAAAGGTACAAATTGATGTGACTAGCATGCTCAATCAAGTGGACTTTTCTACAGTGATTGCTGGTATCGTTGCTGCCGGTGGCGTTTTGATTGGTCCTCGAATTGCTAAAATGGGAATTCGATTTATTTTGGGTTTATTTGGCCGCTAGGGAAAAAGGAGGGAATCCCTCCTTTTTTATTTATTAATCAATGATAAAGGGCTAGGTAATGTTTTTATGGGATTTAATGTACTTTTTCCTTGGAATAGTTTGCGGATTGGTCGTAGTGCTTGGTTTGAACAATTTATAGTTGTTGTATTTTTAGCATTTTTTTGTAGTTCAGCTTTTTCTGCTGACAGACCTTTTACAACTGAAAATAAAACTAAAGTAATTGTGAAAGACTTGCTTGAGAGATCATATAACAGAACGTATAACTTACCTGCTGTTATTCCTAATTCTGGTGCATCTACGATGCAAGAAGTACGTAGAGCAAATGTTTTACGTAGTATTGCTAAAAAAGCGACTAGAGCATCAGGAGCTTTATATTCTAAACATCCTATTACGGGTTTAGCGGTTACTTTTGGTTTGGGATATTTTACTGATCAGTTGATTGATAGTGCTTTTCAGAAATTTACTTCTGCCTCTCAAGATTCATTAGGTTTTTATGTGATGGCGCAAGATCCTAAAACAGGCCGGTTAGAGAAGGTTTATTTAGAGGAAGAGCCATCTTTATTTAATCCGGCATTTGTAAATCTTCAAGATAATATAGTTTTTACTTATGAAGATGCCTATGGAACTTGTCAAACATCTTCCTATGATGAAACGTTGAATTGTGCAATTAATAAAAATTTTGAGCTAAAGATGGAAAAAGCTTCGTCTAATTCAGTTTTATCCGATTTTAAGGTTGTTTCTAAAGAAAAATCTCCAATTTATGCAGATGGTTTGCTTGTTAATTATAGTTACAAACAATGTGTAAAAAATTCATCTAATTGCTTTACTCAAAAATCTTTTTTTACAGTTAGGGTTATAAAAAAAGAACAAAGATCACCATCGGCAAAAGCTCAAGTAGTTTGGGGAGGAAACGTTGTTCCAGATGATAAGGTTGTTTTACAAGATGATGCTCAAATATCTACTTTTGCTAAAAATGCAGTTTCGTTAAACAGTGATGAATTTACAGATGAAGAAAGAAAAGTGATTTCTAATATTCAGCCGAGTGATGTTAGAAAATATTTTACAGATCCATCTTTAAAAGCTAAGGATTTAAGTAGTTTTAGATATTCAGATGATATGTTTGATGATGTTGTTAGCTCTAGTAATCCTAAACCTAAAGAGAGTGAAAAAGAGTCTGATTCTACTTCTATATCAAAAAGAGTTGATTTTTCTTCTCCGGCTGTTGATATGCCTGATATTAATCCTCCTACAGCTCTTCAAATACTAGAGCCTTTTAATGATTTTTTCCCTTCTTTAAAAGATTTTAAGATTTCAGAAAGAGAAATTCAGTGTCCTGTTTGGAGTGGTCGCATTCCATATTTAGAGGCAAATGTAACTTTAGATGGCCATTGTGATTATGTAGAAAGGAATAAAAGCATCATTTCATCTTTGATGTTATTGATTTGGGGGATTATTTCTTTGAGAGTTTTATTGAGCGCTTAAGGAGGGATATTTTATGTATGGAGTTATATTTGCAGCACTATCTTCTTTAATGCAATTTTTGATTAGGGGAGTGCTTGCAAAATTTTTTGTATTTTTTGCTTTATTTTACATTACGACCGAGTTTATTCCTGTGGTTATAGAATTGTTTTTACCAAAGGATATTCCAAATATAAAGGATTTATTTAATGCTTTGCCTAACTCAATTCTTTATTTCTTGTACGTTCTTAAGGTTCCGACAGGTATAAGCCTTTTAATTTCTGCTTTGTTGTCTCGTTTTATCATTCGCAGACTTCCTGTTATTGGATAAGGCGGTATTCATGGCTATTTCTGCTTATGTTGGATTACCCGGGCATGGAAAATCTTATGAGGTGGTTAAATCTGTCATTATTCCTGCTATATCATCTGGGCGTAGAGTTGTATCTAATATTTATGGTTTAAACAAGCAATTAATAGAAGAGTATTGCTTATCGAAAGATAAAAAATTATCTCAAGAAAATTTAGGTGAATTAGTGGTTGTAGATAATGATGCTTGTTTAGATGCGGATTTTTATCCTTATAAAAACGCAATAGACAATAACATTGAAACCTTCTGTAAAGCAGGGGATTTGATCATTATTGATGAGGCTTGGAGATTCTTTCCAAAGAAAGAAAAAATCAACGATAACCACTTTTCATTTTTGTCTGAACATCGTCATTTTACAGATAAAAACGGCATTTCTTGTGATTTTGTTATTCTTAATCAAGATTTAACTAATCTACAGCGTGAATTGGTAGAGCGGATTGAAACCACATTTAAGATGACAAAATTGGTTGCTGCAGGATTAAAAAGTCGTTATCGGGTTGATGTATTTTCTGGCAATAAATGTTGGAAAACAGCAAAGACCGCTAGTTATCAAGAAAAATATGACAAATCAGTTTTCCCACTTTATAAGAGCTATGAAACTGATAATGGCAGAGAATTAGTCACAGACAAACGTCAAAATGCTTTAAGTAAATCAAGTATTAAATATATCGCTTTCATAGCGTTAATTGTGTTTGGTTTCTCATTTTATAAGTTGTTCACTTTTTTTAAGCCGACACAAGAGACAGCTCAAGAGCAGCCCATTGAATCAATACCAGAAAATAATGTAGCTTTTATTGAAGAACAGAATGGCTTTCTTCAATCACAGTCTGTGCCGTTATCAACACAATGGCGTATAACAGGGGAGTTACAAAAATCAGGAAAAAGTTTTGTGATTTTAGCGGATAACCAAGGAAATTTACGTTTAGAACCTCGTTCAAGTTTTAATTTTACAGGTCGGATGCTAGAGGGAATTATTGATAATCAGCGAGTAAATTATTATTCAGGAGTAAAACAATGAGATTACAACGTAACATTTTATTTTTCTTATTTATGTTTGTTTTTGGTTATGCTCAAGCGAAAAATATTAATTTTAAATTGGAGGCTGTGCCATTACCTAAAGCTGTAGGAATGATTTATGACGAAGTTTTAGAAAAGCCTTATATGTTAGATCCCAAACTGGCCGCAGATACACGTTTGATTAGCTTTCATACAACTGAAAATCAAGATTTTGGCCAATTTATTACACGATATTTTGAAAATATGAATATTAAGGTTTACGAGAAAAATGGGGTTGTTTACCTCGCTCATATTGAGCCTAAACCTGAAAAAATTATCAAGAAAAGCTTTGTTTATAATCCTATTCATCGTGATACAGAATATTTGGCTCAATTTCTTCAAGGGGAAGGTCAAGTATCAGCAAGCGGTGATAAGCTTGTTTATTATGGAACAGTTGAAGATATTTCAAGAATTAAATCTGTTTTACAGTCTGTTGATACGCCAAGTCGTGAAGTTGTTGTGACAGGCTATGTTTTTGAAGTACAAGATGTAGCAAAAGAAGGAAGTGGCATTAATCTTTTAGCAAAATTACTTTCAGGAAAGCTAGGCATTAATATTGGATATAAGCAAAATTACGAGAACTTTATTACGGTTAATGCCGGTAATCTAGATGCAATGATTGAGTTATTTCGTACCGATGAGCGTTTTCAGGTCGTGAGCAGTCCAACTTTACGTGTAAAATCAGGCTCAAAGGGCAATTTTTCAGTAGGTTCTGATGTTCCTGTATTGTCTAACGTAACTTATCAAGATGGCAGCCCAATTCAGTCTATTGAATATCGATCTTCTGGTGTAATTTTTGATATTCAACCAACTATAAAAAGCAATGCGATTGATTTAAAAATCAATCAGCAGCTCTCTAACTTTGTAAAAACAGATACTGGAGTAAATCAATCTCCAACACTGATTAAACGTGACATAGTAACTGATGTAACGGTTAAAAGCGGTGATGTGATTGTTTTAGGTGGGTTAGCTGAAAATAAAATTACAGAAGGTGAAACTGGCTTTTCTTTCTTGCCTAAAGGTATTTTAACAGGGAAGTCAAAATCTAATACAAAAACTGATATAGTTATCTTGTTACAAGTGAAGATGATTTAAAAGTAAAAGCCGCAAAGGGTAAAGGCGTTATACGCCTGCGCTTTGTGGCTTTTACGATACAACTTAACTATAGGAGAATTGATATGTCAGAATCAGTGTTTATAGATAGAAATTTTATGAGATTTTTTCCATTTATAGGTGGTTTATCAAGAGATGAATATAGAGATACACTTATGGAAAATGATAGTGTTACTCCTGAGATTTTAGAGAGAGAATTATCAATGTACGATTACATTGATCAAAAGTATTCTAACAGCTTAAAAAAAGCCAAGGAAGAGGATAGATTATTTGAGTTTGCTATAGAGCAATGTAAGTTTTTGAGAGATGTAAATATTGTTTTAGGTGAAACTGATGATGCGGTCATCAAACAAATATTTACTCGTTTAAATCAAATCCAGAAGGAAGAAGAAAATCGCGATACCGGTAATGCGATGAGCAACCCAGGACCACATGCCCCAGCGGCCGCGGTAGAGGGTTCCTTTAGAACCATTCAACACTGAATAACCTCCTGCTGCGACGGCGAGCTTCCGGGTTCTGATGGGTCATTGTGATCCTCAGCTTCCGGGCATGACTGTGTGCTCACCGACTGCTTTTGTTCGTCTGTTACTTCCAAGATATCAGGTAAATTCACAGCTTACTG